GGCACATTTTGTCTTTCTTCAGCCAGAAAGTACAGCGGAGTGGATGTTATATGACGTCCCCTGCTAACACCATAGCACGAATTTCCGCGGCTATTGCCTGCCTAGCTTACGAGGCAGTGGCCAATGGAGATGATTCTGGTGAGATCAACCCTATTGTTCGCGATTTTGGTGAGACCGCGCTTCTTGACATTTATGGAGCGCATGGTTTGATCATCCGCGAGATAGAAGTTATGAATCCCGACACCTTTCTTTTTTGTTCACACAAATTTTATCGTAAAGACGATGGGAGTTGGGGTTGCTACTTACAAACATGGCAGCGCATGTTGGTAGAGACTATTTACAAAAAGCCTATGCCTAGCCTTAAGTTGTTGGGCACGTTGGCTAACTACAGGTCCGATCTCAAGGACATGGAAGATACCCAGCTTAGGGACAAAATTTTTCGCTATTTGGTCGACTGGGCCGTTATCATTTGTGATGACGGTTCCATTGACCGGATCACAGCGGAGCAGACGCTGTCTCTACAAGTTACGAACTAATCCCGCGGACCCACCGTCGCGGATGACTAAAAACACAAAGAAGAAAGGTAAGGGCCGGCCAAAATCGGCCCCAACAAGGAGGACTATTAAGGGTAGAGGAGATTACAAAACCACCCTCAATAACCTCACAACAAAGATGGACGGCCTTCTCAAGAAGATACCTAAGGGTGCTTTTTCTAGAGGAGGTGGTGCTGTCGGGAACTTCATGGGCGGCGCAATGGGCGCTGCCTTTGGAAAGCGTTTGGGAGGGGGCTTGTCAGCGATCACCGGATACGGTGATTATCAAGTCCGCTCCAATTCGTTGTCCACCGTGTCTACCTCGGTGGACATGGTGCCACAGTTCGCCCGCACGGATCACTCTGTGCGAGTTTGTCACCGAGAATTCGTCGGAGATTTGAAAGTACCATCTTCACCTGACGACTTCAACAACAACATTGTGGAGCTCATTAATCCTGCCAACCCGGCTTTATTTCCGTGGTTGAACAAGATGGCTTTGCTCTACACACAGTACAAAATTCATGGTATGGTTATCACTTACAAAACCATGAGTTCGAACTATTCCGCTTCCGGTGGTCCCTTGGGGACCGTCATTATAGCGACCAATTACAACGTCAACGATCAGGCCTTCGTCACCAAGGTGCAGATGGAGAATTCAGAGTTTGCGGTTTCCTGCAACCCCTCGACTTCTCTCATTCATGCTATTGAGTGCGATCCAAAGGTTTCAGGTTTACAAACGTTGTATATCTCTGACCCGAACACGGAGCTCCCGGGGGCTATCAGTGATCCGCGCTTTTACCATTATGGTAAGTTGCAGATTGCCACATCAGGCCTACCAGGGACTCCCAACAGTACGATGGGGGAG